GTAAACCAAGCCGCTACCTATGTTTGAGTTAGTGACTTGTGCTTCTATAAAATGCCCGTTATTTCCGTTCATTTTATTTATGCTATACGTTACAGAATCCCAGTAGCTGTTGTTGCTCGCATTTAAAGTACGAGTCACTCCCGATTTGTTTACCCATCTATCACCATTGAACTCAACGGTGATGTCTCCATCTTGAGGAAGTGTTGGCGTGATAACGTTAAAGCTCGCGCTGTGGAATTCAGAATAAGGTGGTGAGTATGGGCTTTGCACTTGTTCAATGAAAGGCCCTACTATTACCTCATAACCGCTACCCGCTTGCGTAGTAGTCCAGCTTGCGTTGTTTGGCGTTAATCCAATATGGTCACGCTTTAAGTAGTAAGTTGTTGTACCGTCATCTAAAACTACATCAACGTTAATGATATAGTATATTCTTATGTTGTTGACGTTTGTATTTATCTCAAGCTCAACCTCGGATTTAAAGTTTATCTCCAGCCAGTTTTGTGGGTCATCCGTAGTAAACCCTAAATCTATAGTTGGCTGCGTGGTTTGATTGCTAATGATACCCGCATAGCTTACATCACCCTCATCAGTTGTGATTTGAGTTTTATTTACAGCGGGGAGGAAGTTGAAGATATTACCAGCCAGGCGCGCCTTGTTGCTTGTTTGGTCGAGTGTCTTATCTCTCGTTACACTTTCATATCCTATAAGGTTCCCATTGGTTTTGTAGCTGAACTCTTTAAAAGTGCTACCATCACGCTGAAATATCTGCTCTGCTCTATAGCTACCATTAGAGAAATAAAAGCGCATACCAAAGGCCTTACATACGTTTGTGAGCACATCATAGTATGAAGCCTTCCTCACATTACCATCTGCATCAAACTCGTGGAAAACATCCACATCAAGAGCAGTAGAATCCAAAGGGTTGTTTGAAGCACTATAAGTTTGCTGTTGGCTCCACCAATCACTTATTACTTTGAGCGCTGGCCATTCGGTAGGGAATATGCTGTGGCTGTAAGTGCTGAATATAGCATTGCTGAAAATGCTGGTAATTGATGACCTAAAGCGAAGTGCATCTACATTCTTGAGCTTGGCAATACCATCGTTTGCTTCTATCTGCAAAACGTAAGGCTCCGCAGCATCTTCTATTTTAACAATGTCTTGGAGGATGTAGCCACCCCAAAAGAAGTCAAGGTATACAAGCTCCTCCTCATCAGGTGAGAAGTTCATCACCAAGCCATCATCCGATACCTTTGATGTGTTGTACCACTTATCAGAATCTTGGCCATCGTATTGGCCCTTCCAAATCTTAACGTAGTAGCGGTTCTCTTGGTAGTTCTTAAATTCAGTCTCAAAGGCTCTTGTTGCAGCATCCTTGATGTACATACCAAAGGAAACACTTGAGCCAATGACTGGGCTGTAGATGTTGTCCGTTTGCCCCGAATAGTTCAGCTCAAAGCCGTTACTCGTGACGTTGAACCTATCGGGATCATTGCCCGTATAGTCTTCATCCCATATCTCTATCAAGTAGAAGTTTCCGT